CACATACAATACCGCCAAAACCTCCACCAACAACAAAAGCAAACACCCCCTTGCTTAATTTTAATCATTAATTTAAACCTTATTTCTATTTCTAATTTGGTTAACGATGTTAATAACCGACTCCAATTCCTCGTCAGTTAAGTCCTTCGCAGCATCTAGCAAAATACCCTCTTGCGTTCTTGCATATTCCGCCTTAGCATTAACTGCTGGGTCGATGTAATAAGCATTACTTGGTGCTCCATATAATCTATTCATATCAACATTGAAAAAATCTGCTATAGCTTCTAGCATTTCATAGCTAGGTTTTCTTTGATTAGATTCATACATGCTAATCATGCTTTTAGATATATCTAAATAGTCTGAAAGTTCTTGTTGTGTAACCTTACGTTCGGTGCGTAATTCTTTTAATATTTTACCGAATGACATATTCATCACTCCTTTCATAAATAATATATCACATTTTGTGAACAAAGTTCAAGAAAAAGTTCACAAAAAGTGATTGACAAAGATTTAGTTTAGGTGTAAACTTTAAGTGAACTCAAAGGAGGTGTAATGATGAACAATAAAATTGGGGAAAAAATCATGAAGTTAAGATTAAAAATGAATTTATCTCAAAGACAATTGGCTGAAAGAGTTGGAGTATCAGCATCTGCAATCGCCATGTATGAAGCAAATGAGCGGGTACCAAGAGATGAAGTAAAGGTTCGCTTGGCACATTTTTTTGATACTACAGTTCAAAGCTTATTTTTTTAGCCAAGTAGTTCACTAAAAGTAAACTATATAACCGAAATACAAACAACCGAGGAAGCGAGGTAACGAGATGAGCGAAGAAAAAGAGCCCCTCCGAGAAAGGCTCATAACAAAAAAGGATATGTGGAAATGCATGAGCATACTGGAGGGGATTATTTTTGTATACATTCTAATTGCAATACCGATGGAGTGGGCAATAGAGTTAATGCTATGTGTGGTGCACACAGGATATAGCATTTACTTCTTTTACAAAATATTTCTTGCATAGAAGAACTACTTTGCAAGATTGGCTATGATTAAACCAATTAGTATGGGACGAATATAATCGTTCCAAAAATATAGCGCCACTTTTTCAGAAGGTAACTCTTTAAATTGATGGTATTTAGATTTTAAATAGCTTATCAATTTGTTATCACGAGATATTTCATTAACAAGCTCAGATTCTTCCTCGGAAAGAGAATCAGCCGTAACGTTATAATCATCAGTTACATCAAAATCTAAGTTAATTTCAGATAAGTCTATAGAATTAGAAATAGGATTCATAGAAATAGACTTTGAAATTTTATGTAAAAGAGATTGGTATTCAGCCATAGGTTGCATAACGTTATGGATATCTTGTACCTGTTGAATACCCAAATGCAACTTGTTAAACGAAGTTACACCTGTCATTGATTCAGCAAGTACGGATGATAAAGGAGCCATTGCATCTATGGTTGGTTGTATGGCTAATTGAATTGATTGTTGGAGAGCCATTAATCCAGAGGCTTCCCAGTGATCATGGATAACTTTTTGAATAGAAATTGTTTGCTCCCAAAATTTTTCATTTTGAATTGCTTGTTGCATAGGAGACATTTCTAGGTAATCTTTTATAGTACTCATGTAATCACCCCCTTTCAAGGTGATTATAGCACAAATAGTGAGGAGGTGAAGAAGGATGACAAAAGAAGAATTTGGGGCACACTTACAAAGCCTGTTAGAATTGCGAGGGTTATCTCAGAAAAGACTTTCAATGTTGACTGGAATTAGGGAGTCAACCATATCTGATTGGATTAATGGGAAGTATTACCCAAAGCAAGATAAACGGGTGCTTATTGCAAAGGCTTTAAATATTCCGCCTGATCGTTTATTTGCGCTCGATGAGGATGAACCACCAACAGAAGGTGACTATTGGAAGAAAGACAAATATAAAGAACTGATAGAACTATCTACATCTATCGTGGATAAAATGGATTACGATGGAGTAGCACTTTCAAAAGGCGATGTGAATATATTGCTAGAGTTGTTAAGGATAGAAATTATGTATCGGTACAGAATGCAAGGAGGTGAAGAAGGATGTTACCAGGATTAACAGAAGAGCAAAAATTATATCTTCAAAAACGGTACGAATTTTATTTAAAACTTACAATTCGTGCTTGGGAATCGTTTGAAAACAGTGGCGAATTATTTTATTTACATTTAATGTTTCACCGTCAAGCGAGTGCAAGTTGCCTTATGGATATCGCCAACTGTAATGGGAGCCATTTACAAAGGGCGGCGGATGAATGTTATTTTAAAGGTTTAGATGTAATGAATGATGTTAGAAAGAAGTGGAAAAATGGATAGAGAAGAATTTTCTGCAAGCATTAGCGAAGAGCAAGAAGATTATATCGCTTATAGACGAGATGAATTCTTAAAATTAGCAAATACGTGTATTAATGAGTACAAAAATGATCCGAGTGAAGAACTTTTTTGGCGAATAGATTCTGCCTTAGGACGTGCTAGTGCATTACATTTTTTATTAAATCGATTACCACCATTTGAGTATTTTGAAGCAAATAAAGAATATTCAGAGATTAAAGATAGCCATCAAAAAAACATGGCACTAGTGAATCGTAACAAGAAATTAGAGAAAACTCTAATGATTAAAGTGTTAGCTAAAGCAGGGGAATTATTGGAGCTAACTTATGCGGCATTAACACTTGGATTTGGTGCGGGAGTAGGATTATTTATATTAAGTCACATATACAAAATATTGGAGGGTTAATGCCAAGAAGAAACAAAAACGCAAGAACACGCAAGCAAAAGCCGTACCACATTATGGCCAAGCACAAGAAAAAGCTAGAGGTTGAAAAGAAAGTGGAGCAACAGCTCGCTTATATTCAACAGCAAGAAGAGCGTAAGCGTAAGCAACTCCAAGAAGATGAAGAGAGCAAGCATAATAAACGCTTAGAAAATATAGGAGCAACAATCACACTAGTGTTTGTAGTGATCTTAATCGCATGGTTTATTTCAATTATTATTTAGGAGGTAATTATGGCTAAAGAACTGGCAAAATTAATCGGAGGTTTACTAACAACATTTTTAGTGTGGTTGGCAGTGGTGGCATTCATTGTTTATGTATTGGCGCAAGTTGTTAAGTCAGTTTTCTTTTAAGGAGGCAACATGAAGGTAACACCTACACATATTGCTGACATCATGGGCGTATCACCCCAATTTGTTCGGTGCGGACTGCGTGCCAACAAATGGGAATGGGGCGATGCAGTTCAGATGCATGGCAAAGCGTACACATACTACGTGTACTGGCACAAATTCAAAGAATGGTGGGGACAAAGTGATGCAAAAACAAAAAAAATCGAGCAAATGCTCGAAACGGAAGAATTTTAAAATCTATTGGGATAGGGTGGCAATGGTTGCTATGGTGCCTATCATGACAGTAGCTTTATATAATGCGGCATTCCCTAGCAATGTGGTTGAGTATGAAGACCGTGAGGTAATCGTTCAAAACGGTGATACATTGTGGACTATCGCAAAAGATGCGGTGGGAGAATCGGAAGATGTGCGCCAAACGATTAGGGAGATTATTACTACCAACAAATTGCAAGATGGAACAATTCATCCTGGAATGACGCTCAGAGTTAGAGCAATCAAGGAGTAAGCATATGGATTTAAAAGCATACTGTAAAGGCCTAGGAATCAAGCAAAGTAGAATTGTTAGATTGGTTGGCATCCCAAAAGATAGGCTATGTCGATTGGTTAATGGTAAACCAGTTAACCTAACGATTCTAGAGTTGATGAAGTTTTGTAAATTCTTAGGATTAAAACCATCAGAGGTAACAAGCGGTTACGCCGTATTTATGGATAGCCAAAAGTTCTACTTAAAAGAAAAAGCCCCTCAAGGATGCGCTAACATCGAGGGACTTAATTAAAATAATGTAACTATAGTATATCACAGGTGGGAGGAACCATGGAAGATAATAGCAAAAAATTGTATCTAATAATTGATATGTTACAGGGCATTCCGAAACATCAATGGGATGCATTAGTAATAGAGGTGAATAGAGAGTATGAAAGAAACGCCAGTAAGGTGATGCTTACTGACGTTTCAGGGTTAAAAAAACTATTCGCTAACAAATAGAAAGGAAAAGCGATGAATTGTGGTAAAACGTATCGAATGAGGGGGTACGCAATGGTGCCAATTGATATCACCATCCCCCTCAATGAGGGGCAAGACCCTGATGATGTGGCAGATAACTTTGATGATAGCGATTATGCTGATTTCATTTTGCATAGCAATATCCCATATATCATCAAGGCTGAAATAGATGAAATTGAGGAGGTTCACTAAAACATGTATAAGAAAATCTTTAACGGCAAGAATGCCACTCATGATGAGTGGTTAGAGGCTCGTAAACAAGGCATTGGTGGCAGTGATATGGCGGCGATTCTAGGCTTTAACAAATACCGTGATGCGGTGAGTGTATGGCTTGATAAGCGAGGAGAATTGCCACCAGTCGAAGAAAACGAACCAATGTATTGGGGAAACGTACTTGAGGAAGTGGTCGCCCAGGAGTTCGCCAAACGTACAGGGTGGAAAGTTAGAAATAATAATTACACCTTGCAATCAACAGAATATCCTTACTTACTAGCCAACATTGATCGCGAGATTGTTGGCGTTGATGCAGGGCTAGAATGTAAGACCGCTAATGCCTTTAAAAAGGATGAGTGGGAAGGGGATGAAGTCCCTACATCTTATTACATCCAATGTCAGCATTACATGGCTGTCACAGGTAAATCATCTTGGTGGATTGCTTGCCTACTTGGTGGCAACACCTTCATATACAAGGAAATACCAAGAAATGAGGAAGTAATAGAGGCCATCATTCGAGAAGGTAAAGTTTTTTGGGCCATGGTGGAAAACGGAACAGCACCAGCTGTTACGGGTAGTGAATCAAGTGCCGAAGCACTCAAGATGATGTACGGCAAATCAAACGAAAACACCATTGAACTTGACGATGTGGCAGTGAATTACATCAACCAATACAACAACGCAAAGGCAAAGATTAAGGAAGCCACAGAGGCTAAGGATGAAGCGGAAAATATCCTAAAATCCTTGCTAGGAGAAAACGAGGTAGGAATTGTGGGTGAGTTCAAGGTGACTTGGAAGATGCGTAAAGGCGCTAAGAGATTTAACACTAAGCAATTCCAAGCAGATCATCCAGCATTACATAAACAATATTTAGTAAAAGGCGAGGATACTCGTTCCACATTTAGCATTAAATAAGGAGGAAATTACAATGGCAAGTGTAAACGGTGGTTTAGCCATCAAGAAAGGCGCCGTACAAACGGCAGAATCTCAAAAGACAGTGACAATTCAATCACTGGTTTCACAAAATAATATTAAATCCCGATTTGAAGAATTGCTTGGAAAGAAAGCGCCAGGGTTTATCTCAAGTCTATTGTCGGTAGTAAATAACAATAAATTACTAGGCAAAGCGGACCCTAACACCATCGTTGCAGCTGGAGCGATGGCAGCATCACTGGACCTACCAATTAATCAGAATTTAGGCTTTGCTTACATCATCCCTTATGGAAATGAAGCGCAATTCCAAATGGGTTATAAAGGCTACATTCAATTGGCAATGCGTACTGGTCAATATCAGACCATCAACGCAGCCGAAGTATACGAGGGTGAAATCGCCAAACAAAACCGATTTACAGGAGAATATGAGTTTGGTGAGAAAACATCGGATAAGATCGTTGGATATATCGCCTACTTCAAATTGGTAAATGGCTTTGAAAAGTACTTATACATGAGCATTGAGGAAATGCAAGTTCATGCTAAGAAGTTTAGCAAGAACTATAAAGGTGGCACCGAGAAATGGGGTATCACCGACTTTCATAGCATGGCCATTAAAACCGTCCTTAAACGATTGATTAGCAAATATGGTATTTTATCTATCGAAATGCAAGGACAACCGATGGTAGATGCCATCACAAATGACGGTGGCAAGATGACCATGAAGGAAGACGGAACACTTGAAGCGGAGTTCGATGGAGATTCCATTGAAGCCGATGCGGTGGTAGTTTACGATGAAGAACCAACAGTAATTACTACCGAAGATGGTGGCACTGTAAGTACTGAAACAGGGGAATACATGGAATCCATGTTTAGTAAATAGTTAGCGAGGGCAACTAATGGCAAGACCTAACAAGCAAGGCCTTGACTACTTCCCCTTAGATGTTAACTTGCTTACTAATTTAAAGGTAAGGCGCTTAATAAGTGCACAAGGAATCAACTCAATCGCAGTGATTATTGAGCTGCTGTGTCGTATCTACCAAGGTAAAGGGTACTACATTGAGCGGAGTAACGACCTTGCTTTCCTTATTTCGGACGCATTGCGATCTGGGATTAGTGAGGGCGCTGTTGAAGAGATAATTAAGAAAGCGATTGAGCTTGGATTCTTTGATGCCAATATGTTGGACGACTTTGGAATACTGACTTCCGAGTCTATCCAGAAGACTTTTTTTGAAGCAACCAAAAAAAGAAAAGGGGTTCAGTACGACGGGAGATTTCTGCTCATTTCCATTAATGCATACAATAACTTAGTTAATGTCGACATTAACTCAATTAATGCACACCATAATGAACAAAGTAAAGAAAAGAAAAGTAAAGAAAATAAAATAAAAGAAAACAAAACAAAAGAAGTGAGTCGTGTTGTTTCGTATTTTATGAATCATTTTGGAGAGCTTACCG